TAACTTGCCGAGAATATGTTCAGAGTAAGAAAAACGGCTTGTTTACGGCATTATTTAACTTGCCTGCAACTTGCCAAAGCAAAACTTAATACATCAAATCAGCACTTTGAGAAATCAGAGTGCTTTTTTATTGCATTTAAACCCGTCGATTTCGACCGGTTTAGAAAGGTGGTGACAGAATGAAAATCAGAGTAACAACAGCATTTAATGACAGGCAGAACGGCTATGTAACCCGACCTGTGAATGAAGTTTTTGAATGTTCCGAGCAGAGAGCAAAGGAACTCATTGACGGCGGTTTTGCAGAAGAGGTCAAGTCTGACGCTCCCAAAAAGCCGAGAGCCAAAGCAGTTAAAACAGAAAAAACAGAAAAAGCGGATTAAGCACTTTACGAATATGTAAGGTGCTTTTTTATTGTCCGAAGACATTAAACTACGGGAGACACCGTGCAAAACTGAAACAGAGAGACACTCTATAAACTGATTACGGGAGACACCCGAAAAACTGAAAGGATATGAAAAAATGGCAGAACCAAATCCAACACCAACCCCCAATGAACCGACACCTGCACCGCAGGGAACTCCACAGGGAAACGCTCTTGCCTTTGATTACGACAAGCTCGCAAGCCTTATTACAGGCAAACAGAGCGTGACAGAGGACACCGTTTTGAAGTCGTATTTTAAGGAGCAGGGATTGTCAGCCGATGAGATGAAAGAGGCTATCGGTGCTTTTAAAAAGCAGAAAGCCGAGAACACTCCCGACTTTGCAAAAATGCAGTCGGAAGTTGAATCCGCAAACAACGCAAAGCTCACGGCAGAAGTCAACCAGTCGGCAACCCTCGAAGCCGTAAAACAGGGCGTTGACATTGCAACCGTTCCGTATGTTCTTAAAATTGCAGACTTTTCAAAGGCTGTGACAGACGGCAAGGTCAATGCGGAAAAGCTGACAGAGGCTGTTAAAAAGGTGCTTGACGATATCCCAGCACTCAAGGGCAAACCTGCCGTGAACGGCACAGGAGTTAAGAAAATCGGCGGTGACGGCAACGGTACATCGGACGGTACAAAACCAAAGGCAAATGTTCCTACCAAAAAATGGAACAGATTTAATATTTAACCAAAGAAAGGATTGAAAAATCATGGCAAACACAAATAACTATGCCGAGCAGTTCAGCCCTGATCTGCTCGAAATTCTCGTTCAGGGTACACTCACATCACCATTCATCACTTCAAATGTAAAGTGGGTTGGTGCAAGAACATTCCACTTCACACAGATGAGTACATCAGGCTTTAAGAACCACAATCGCAACGGCGGTTGGAACAAGGGTAAGTATGTTCAGACCGATGTTCCGTTCACCTGCGAACACGACCGTGACATTGAGTTCCTTGTTGACAAGGCAGATGTTGATGAAACAAATTCGACTGCAAGCGTTGAGAACATTTCAAAGACATTTGAACAGACACAGGTTGCTCCCGAAACAGACGCACTTTTCTTCTCGAAGGTTGCAACAAAGGCTCAGGCAACAGACGGATATCATTCATCAACAAAGACATCGGAGTGGACTAAGGAGAACGCTTATTCAAAGCTCAAAACAATTCTTTCTGCCGGCAAGCTCCGCAGATACAAGGCAAGAGGCACACTTGTTGCCTATGTGATATCTCACATTATGGACTGCCTAGAACAGTCAACAGAGTTCACTCGTAAGATTGAGCTTACACAGATTGCAGAGGGCGGTATCGGCATTGAAACAAGAGTGACCGAGATTGACGGTTGCCCTATAATCGAGGTTATTGACGATGAGCGTTTCTACGATAACTTCAACTTTAACCCCGATGACGGCGGTTTTGAGCCTGCAACAGGCGCTCACAAAATCAATGTTCTTGTTGCCTGCGGTGAAACCTGCAAGACTGTTCCGAAGATTTCAAGCATTTACTTCTTTGCTCCCGGCTCACACACAGAGGGTGACGGCTGGCTCTATCAGAACCGTTCACTTTCCGACACATTCGTATTCCCGAACGGCAAGGACGGCAAAATTGACAGCATTTATGCCGATGTTGACACAACGGCGGTTGCGTAATGTATGCCGATTACATTGAACATCAGGGCGGAGATGGAAACAGTATTATCTCTGCCGAACACATTGATGTTCTGACTTTTAACCGCATTGATTTTGAAAAACTTTCGGAAATGCAGAAGAGAATCATCGGCAGAGTGCATAGCAGACTTACTGCTTTTGAAGAAGAAAATGCCGATATGATTTCTTCCTACCTGAAAAGCTATTCAATCAACGGCACATCAATGGAATTTGGCGCAAGCTGGAATTTAATGTGTATCAGCGGAGTGGCAATTCCTGCCGACCTCTATGCGTTGCTAAAATCAACAGGACTTTGTTATCCTGCAATCTGAAAGGTGCGTGAAAACCGTGAAATTTCCGTCACTTGTAAAAAAGCAGTTCTGCAAAACTCCTGTCGAGGTCACAATCTACGGTGAGGGTGTTACCGAAGACGGAGCACCCCTGACCGTGTTTGAATGCAAAAATCTGTATCCCTCCGACAGCTTGTACCCGTCAGTAACCCTGCACGGTGGCTCTGCCTTGTGTAATATGCAGTCAAAGGCAAAGACGGTCTATACCAAAGAACAGAAAATTGTTCAGGTGTCGGCTGTCTTGCTTTTTGACGGCGATATTGCCCCCGACAGCCCCACTTTAAGCGGTGGCTTTGTAATCCTTGACGGCGTAAAACGAAACATCGTACAGGGTACAAAACACCGCAACCCCGACGGCACAGTTAATTTTACGGAATTGGATGTGATTTAATGGGATTTTCGGTATCATCAAAAATCAAACTCAATATGCCTGTTGTAAAACAGCTTGATAGGGCAAAGCAACAGGCTCTTGAACAGACAGGTGACGCACTTCTTAAACAGGTGAAAAACACGCAGGTAATGCCGTTTGATACGGGCAATCTTCAGAACGAAAACACCTTTGAAGATTGTGCGCAGAGTTGGAACGGCACGGTTAAAATAGTGTCAAGCACTCCGTATGCAAGGCGGTTGTATTTTCATCCCGAGTATAATTTCAGCCGTAAGGAAAACATTGCCGCCGGCGGTAAATGGTTCTCACCGTGGCTTGAGGGCGGTACACGGCAGAATTTTTGCAGTCGGGCATTTGTAAGATTATACAGAAAGGAAGCAGGACTTTGATTTACTTATCTGACATCAGAGATTGGCTCAAAAGCATTACCTCAGCCGAGCATTATTACATTGGCAAGCTTGACAACAAGCAGGACAGGTCAATCGGGGTGTATTCATTAAAGCAGTCGGGAACACCCACAAGGGCAATCGGCGGTGAAAGCACCTACGATACAATAAGTGTGTCTTTGCTTATCCATTACACCGACAACGCAAGAGAAACCGAGGAGTTTGCACGCAGACTTTACGAAACGCTTTACGGCATTAAAAATGTTGAAATTAAGGAACACAAAATCTATATAATCGAACTGCTCACGGAAGAACCAGTTGATGTGGGAACAGATGACAAGGGTGTGTATGAGCAGGTCATTGAAGTTAAATTTTATTACGAAAGGAAGTAATTTTATGGCAAAAGTTGAATCGGGAGTATTCCCGTGCTATGAAAATCAGTTTGCGGTTGGCAAGGCAGGAACAGAATCCGCCACGACAAATATTGCTAATTGCGAAGAATTTTCCGTTGCATTTGACAACGGGGTCGAGGAATGGACAGCCTTTGAAAACGAGGGCTGGAAGTCAAGGCTTATGACAGCAAAGTCAATCACAATTTCGGTAAAGGGCAAGCGTACAATCGGTGACGCAGGCAATGACCAGATTGCTGCCCTTGCATTTGAAAACGGCAGAAAGGCAGAAGTTTCGTTTATGTGGACCTTCCCCAACGGTGCAACCGTCCTCTTTAAAAATGCAGTTGTATCCGTTACATCAAACGGTGCAGGCGTAAGTACGGGTGTTGCTCCGCTTGAATTTGAAGTTATGTCAAACGGCAAACCCGTATATACAGCAGCCGCTTAAAAAACGAAAGGAATGAACGATTATGTCAAAGTTAATTGATATTACAGACAAACTTAATTTTGAGGAAAAGCCGAGTGTCAGAGTTAAAAATGTTGACCTTGCAATCAACAATGACGCAGTTTCAATGCTCAAAGTTGCGGCACTTTTTGAGGACGGCAACGGTAGAAGTAAAGATGTTATCGAAATGTATCATCTTCTTTTTGATGAATCCGAGAGAGAAAAGATTGAAAAGTTAAAGCTGAATATGCACGATTTCAACGCCCTTATCAGCGAATCTGCCAAAATTGCAACAGGCGATTTGACTGACGAGGGGGAAGCTCAGACCCCGGCTACGACCTGATTGATGACTTTGATTTAATCGTGTCGAGCTTTCGCTCGGAGTACGGGGTCAGCATTTATTCAAAGGACTTTGCTAAAATGAGTTGGAATGAGTTCTGCTCACTTCTGCAAGGCTTAGGACCCGAAACACCGCTTGCAAGAACGGTTCAAATTCGCCTTGAAACCGACAAAGAGGTCTTGAAAAACTTTACTTCGTCACAGCATAAAATCCGCAACAAATGGCGGTCAAGGAATATAAAGCACTATTCAGACGAAGATATGAACACCGTTCTTGCAGAATTTCAAAACTTCTTCGCTAATCTGTAAATTTGTACATAATTTTCGCTGTATCTACAAAATTCTTGACAATGTTAATACATAGTGATAAAATGTAACATACACTAACAAATTTATTAAGGAGAGTGTATGTTTATGAAATGTCCACATTGCGGAAACGAATTAAAGGACGATGCAAAATTTTGCGACAAGTGCGGTGCAGGCTTTGGCGGAAACGATTCAACCTCGGCAACCGTAAATCCTGCAAATGCAAAGAAGAAAATTTACAAGCGTTGGTATTTTTGGGTTATTATCGTTGTTGCTATTATGATTGTTGGCGGTGTAAACGGTGCAATTAACGGTAACAGCGGTTCAAACAAATCAAAGCAGGAAACTACTGTTGCAAATCAGAGTTCAGAAAAAGCAACTGAAAAAGCGACAGAAGCACCGACCACAAAAGAAGTTGCAACAGAAAAGCCTACTAAAGACCCGAAGAAGGTTGAAAAAGAATTTAAAGACGGTTGCAAAACAATCGACTTTAAAACTCTTTCAAGAAATCCTGACAAGTACAAAGGTAATGACTACAAGTTTGAAGGTCAGATTATTCAGGTTCAGGAAGGCTGGGGCGATTCGGTTGACCTGAGAATCAATATAACCAAAGAAGAAAATGAGTATCTTGATGAACCATTGTGGACTGATACAATCTACGCAACTGTAGAAATTCCTGACGGTGCGGACAAACTCCTTGAAGATGATGTAATCACATTCTGGGGAACTTGTGACGGCGACTATACATATGAAACCGTAATGGGCAACAATGTGTCACTTCCGAAAATCGACATCAAATACTACGAACTCAACAAATAAAACAAAAAGCCACTCCAAACGGGGTGGCTATTCTTCTGCAATTTTTTTAAGCGTACATCATAACGGTGTGCGCTGTTTTTATGCCTGTTTTTAAAAAATCTAAAATGAAAGGAAGTGGTGAATATGGCGACAAAGGCGGGTGAAATTGAGCTTGATGTCAGGCTTACGGGTGATGATATTTCCAAAACATTGCATAAGATTTCCGATTCAATTACAAAAAAGTTTGATTCGGCATTTTCAAGTCTTTCAAAAGATTTTGAAAATGTAAGCACGGATATGAAACAATCTTTTTCTAAGGTTGCGGAGGGTGTTTCTCAGAAAACCGAGAAAGAGTTTTCAAACATCAAAGGCAGCGGTGAGCAGTTAAGCAATTCGGTTTCATCTTCGTTTAAGAAAATCGGTACAGCTGTGGTTGCCGCCTTTTCCGTTGCCAAAATCAAGGAGTTCGGTCAGCAGTGCATTGAATCGGCTGCGGAAGTCAATGCGGCAAATTCACAGTTTGAGCAGACATTCGGCACAATGCAGTCGCAGGCAGAATCAGCCATTCAGAGCGTTGCCGATCAAAGCGGTATTCTTGAAACCCGATTACAGGGTGTCGGCACAAGCATTTATGCCTTTGCAAAAACTACGGGTATGGACAGTTCAAGTGCTTTGGGAATGATGCAGGAGGCTTTACAGGTAACAGCCGACAGTGCCGCATATTACGACCGTTCGCTTGAAGACACCGCAGAAAGCCTGAAATCATTTCTCAAAGGTAACTTTGAAAATGACGCCGCACTCGGTTTGTCCTGTACTGAAACCACACGAAATGCGGCGGCTAATAAGCTGTATGGCAAGTCATTTACGGATTTGTCGGAATCGCAGAAACAGCTCACGCTTTTGCAAATGGTTAAGGACGCTAATCAGCTTTCGGGTGCTATGGGACAGGCAAGCCGTGAAGCAGACGGTTGGGAGAATGTAACGGGCAACCTCAGAGAAAGTTGGAAACAGCTCCTTGCCGTAGTCGGTCAGCCTATTCTTCAGGTGGCAACTCAGGTTGTAAAGCGGTTGAGTTCCGCACTTGCAACTTTAACGGAATATGCCAAAGGTGCGGTTGAATCGCTTTCAAAGGTCTTCGGCTGGGATACAGGCAACAACACCGCAAGCAATATCAAATCTGCGTCCGATTCTGCCAAAAGCCTTACGGATACGGCAGATGACAGTTCAAAGTCACTTGATAATGTTCAGAAAAGTTCCGAAAAAGCAAAGAGAAGTGTT